TGTAGAAGGTGAGTATAGTTTAGACCAGGTTGGTGAACTCGTTGTATTTAAAAATGGTAAATGGCAGTATCCAGAATAGGTACTATGGAATATATAAACAAACTATCGATTCAGATAGATCAAAAACAACTACTAGAAGATGTCGAGTATATACTTGGCTTAACACCGTTATGGCCTAACCAACAAATAAGTCTTACTAGTATTACAGGCGACGATGATTGGGATTGTAGTATAGGTAAAATAGCCAATTTAAACTATAGTGAACACGAGTTTACTACTATCAATAACAGTATAAAAGACCGTTATATAGGCAGTTTAATTGAAAGTTTAGCACCTAACTACTGTAGATGGCGTATAATGAATAAAGCAAGACGCACATGTTATAGTGTTCATCATGACGGCATAGACCATGTAATGCGCCTACACATACCTGTTGTAACGAACGATCAAAACTTTTTAATGTTCTACACGGATACGCCTAAAGCAAGTGATACAGGTACTGATATTTCTATTAAACATTATAACTTAGCACCAGGAAATGCGTATCTAATGCGTACTAATTATTTACATTCTGCTGTGAATTTCAGCAATGATGATAGAATACACATTGTAGCAACGCAGATTTAATCTACTAATACTTCTTTTAATTCGCCTGCTGAGTGCATTTCAGTTATAATATCGCAACCGCCTATCAGTTCACCTTTAACAAATAATTGTGGGAATGTAGGCCAATCGCTTACACTAGGTAGTGTTGCTCTAATTTCGGGATCTTGTAGTATGTCCATGTAACTAAACTCTATTTGATATTCCTTTAACACCTCTACTACTCTAGCAGAAAAACCGCATTGTGGTTGATGTGGATTTCCTTTCATGAATAAAATAATATTATTTTCTGATATCATTTGTTCTAATTGTTGTTTAACTTCTGACATTATTTACTTGCGTCTACTAATGCTTTAAACTCTGTGAACCCACCAATTTTATTGCCGTCGACAATAATTTGCGGGAATGTTCTAGCACCTGGAAATGTTTCCATTAGTGTCTCTCTGTTAAAGTCCTCATCTAACATTTTGTATGTTAGTTCGTGGCCTTCTCTTTCTGCTAATGCCTTTGCTTGAACGCAATAAGGACATTGTGGTTTGCTATATATTTCAACTTTCATACTTTTATTTATACCTTACAAATGTACATCCATTGGCCTCTTGGATGGCCGAATGTATTATTAAATATTTTAGTATACCCACATTCGCTGACTATACTATCCATTACTTTTCTGTCGTATTGTATATCAACTTTAGAGTTACTATCTGTGTGTTGTTCCCTTTCTTGACCTGGCCTTTGAAAGTATGTAAAATACACTTTTGTATTTTCATGGCATACACGTTTAATATTATTTAAACATTTTTTAATGTCTTGTTCATTTAGATGAGACATTAAACTCTGACACCATACATAATCTACTGGCTTGTCAACAAAGTCAACATTAAATTCAGAATTAACTGAAAATTTAGGGCTCTTATTAAAAACTATTTGTTCATCAAACACATCGTTTAATCCAAACTCTATTAGTTCTGGCATTCTATCTAACCCGTAATAGTTGTTTTTATTTAAGTATGGAACTATCTTTTGTGCTGTGCGACATGCTCCGCACCCAACATCTAAAAATACATGTTCTGGCTTTAGACCTTGTTCAACTAGATAGGTGTAATGTGTGTCGGAATGCTGATCAAAATTATCTCTATTATTAGAACCTATAAACATTATGGCCCCGTTGTTTTCGATTTTTTTGGAATATTCTTGTTGTAATGGAGAACTATCGGTATCAGTCATAGTTGTATTTACACCTCTTAAACGTTTTTATTGTGTAGAAAAGGTATTAACTTACGCCTGATGGATCCTGTACGTCGTCTCTTTCAAAATCAGGATCAACTACTTTAACATCGTCCTGGCTACCGTCACCAGTCATGTCGTCTCCTGGTGGTACTGCTTGGGTATTTTCTAAGTAGTGCTTGGCATCGCTAATGTATGCTCCTGCTTTTGTAATCTTTGCTTGCCACCAATTAGGGAAATCTGAGTCTGGCAATTCTTTTAACATTTTAGCCAATTCGACTGTATATGTTCCCATTTGATATAACTGTCTTCTAATCATATCACGCTCGTTATCTACATGCCCTACTGCTAGTTTTTCAGCACCTCCGGCATCCTTTTCATTTAGCACGTCTGTATATATGCCTGCTAATTTTTGTAATTGTTTTAAATCTTCTTTGCTTACTTTACTCATAAATTACCCTTTGCACCTATTAACGTATGATTGGTAATCCATTTTTTGATCTTCTTGTGAACGTTGCATTTGATGACCTGTTTCTGTTTCTGTTTCTTTTCTCCAATCTGAAAAACTTAGTGGACTACCGTCGGTGTAAACTGTACAACCGTTTTTCATCATTGTTCCTGCTTCATCTAAACCTGCTAAATGACGCATTCTTTGTAAGTCTTCGTCTACTGCTGGTTCGCCATGGTCTGATTGTTCTCTGTTATCAATTATTTCTTGTACAAGACCTTGTATTGCTTCATCTCTGTCGTCGTCTGCATGTAAGCCATGCTCTGCACAATACTCATTAAGTTCTTGATCAAAATCTTGTTGACTCATATCCAAGTGCTGAGCTAGTGCTTGTTCACCTTCATCGTCGCATATTGTCATTGCATCATCAAACATAGTTGACTCTTCGCTTGGCTCCATTGCTGGATCAAAACTTTCTAATTCTGCTGGTTCTTGATCATTGCTGTTTTCACCAAAGTCTGCGTTAATTTCGTCGTAATCCCATTCGCCGTTGTATTCCATGTCAAATTCTTCTTTAGTCATTTGCATAGCATCTATAATAATATCTTTTAGTCTTCCGGCGTTTAATATTTTGTTATCGCTTTTTGATCTCATACTTGCGTTTACGCCATGTTCTGCTAGTTTAATAATTTTCATATCTTGTGCTGGCACTTCTCTTTCTATACCATGTTCAAATTCTACATCATACCATGCAACATAACCTTCGTTTGTTGGTATTGCGTGACTTTCATAAACTGGTTTGCCTTCTCCCCATTTAGGGTGAATAATTAATGTGGCACAATCATGCGTTTTGCTATGACAGTTTGGTCTTACATCGAAATCTTCTCTAATGTCGTTTAAATCTAATTCTTCAATTTCTTCTTCTTTTGTAAATGTTTTACCACTTACTGTAAATTTATCACCTTTCTTTTTACCAACTTGAGCACCGCCAAATGCGTTGCCTTCGCCTGTGTATTCTTCTTTTACTAGGCCTTTTGATCTAGCAAACTCTAACATACTGTGTAGGCCTTCTGATTTTTGTATGGAGTCTAAAAACTTTTCTCTTGCTGACTTTTCTTCGCCTTGTCTAGCACTTGACAACATTTCCATCATGTCTTTTAGTGCTCTTGCTTCGCCAACACTAACTTCCATTTCTTCGCCGTCATCCGTTTTTACTGTAGACAATGGGTTTTTAATGTCATCGCCGTCTTGCGACATTTCATAACTATCAATTATTTTACCAAGTTGGTCGAACATTGGCTTTTCTTTAAAGCCTGGTACATGAGAATAATCGTCATCTTGATCGATGTCGCGTTCTTCTAGACCTGCCATTCTTCTTAGTTCGTTTAAATCTATATTTTCCATTGTCTTATTACCTAATTTGTTTCGTATCATATTGAATACTGTTTCATTATATTTATCATATAAATCGACAAATGCCTGTTTTGCATCGTCTATATTTTCACTTCCTAGCATAGTTCTTATCTGTGACGCACTATTTACTTCATGTCCATTGACTTTAAATGAAGTTGTTGGCACAGTCATTATATATCCGTGCTCTACCATGCTGTCAATTTTATCCATACTTGTAAATTTTTGTAAGTATGCTGGTTCGCCGTTTTTCTTTAAACTCATACCACTTGCTGGGAAGTTAAAACGTGGATCATCGAGCATATCTTTCTCACTAACAGCAAATATTAAACCATAATTGTTATTAAATCGATTTTTGTATTCGTCGCCGTTATATGTTTGTTTTACTTTTAAAATATTGCTTTGTTCTACACCAGTTAAATTCATAATTTTAACCTTTTCGTCAAAACTAAATGGTGATTTGACCGCATCTACTTTTTCCGTAGTAGCAATGTAGACATTCTTAAACTTGCTGTTTAGCAAATCATAGACACCTTTGTGTCCTTTGTGAAAAGGATGAAATCTACCTGGGTATATTACTATTACGTCACTTGCGTTCATAATACTATTTATCACATTCTATCTGTACTACCTTGATTGCTTCTAGTAAGTCGTATGGACTTTTGTGTGCCAGTGGTTCTTGTTGATCAACAATATTCTTATCTTCGTACATAGCGGCACCTTTTTCATTTAGTTCAAGGAAAGGAATTTGTTCCGGTGGCAATTCATCATCACACCATATTGCTTCTGTTGGACATTCTGGTTCGCATAACGCACAATCAATACATTCGTCTGGATTAATGTATAGCATTTCTGGACCTTCATAGAAACAATCAACTGGACAAACTGTAACACATGCTGTATCTTTACAGCCAACACACGGACTTCCGACTACAAACGTCATATTAAATATCGAAGTCTTGTGGTTTTTTAAGGTGTAACGCACTTGGCGTGACTACACCTGTAATAGTCAAGCAGTACCTAGGCCATAAGCCAGCATTGCCTGTAGCATGATATATTCCTTCTTTCCAACAATGGATATCACCTAATTTGTATTGATGTATAACATCATTGCCAACACTAACATAGTGTCCCCATTGCCAATCGTTAAGTTGTACTAGGTAACGTATCACTTCTGTGTCATCGCCTACTTTGGCATGATTCCTTCTGTAGTTGTTGTAACTATCTCTGTGCCATGGAACAAATTTACCCGGTGGCTGTTCTAAAAACATTATTTGAGGATTCCATAATCCGCTTCTTTCAGCCATCAAGTGTGCTATATGATGTAAGTTTTTTCTAGTTTGTCTACCACCAGTATTATGTTCTGTAAATCCTGCTCTTGTTAAATCGTTATGATAGCCTTCCATGATGTCTCTTGCTTCTTCATTGTAAGGCTCACCTTTAATACTTACTTCGTCGTATCTATCTTCGTCACTTAAGGCCTCTTTGCACGTAAGCACGCCGTCTCTAAGCAACGATTCAGGGTTAGTAGTAAATCTACCTACATATTGTACATCAGGGGTTGTATTGGCTGGATCGTAGTGCCAATCAAAGTTTTCTTTATTCCATTCCCAATAACTATCCATAAATTACTCTGTGTCAAAGAAGAAAGTTTGAAACAATCTTCCAGTATATTTATCTGTTCCAAAGCCAGGTAGCACACTTCTGTGATACATGCCGCCTCTATAGATTACAAGCCTGTTATACATGTTGCCCACAAAATTAATCTGCTCCCATTGGTCCATATGACTATCCCCTAAGAAGTCCGCATTATTAAAATCACTTTGTGAATTAGCAATGCCGTCCCATTGATAGATGCCTGTAGGTTTATGTTTATATATAGCAGTACCAGAAAGGGCAGGAGCGTCTGGTGTTAAATATAAAACTGCCGCCCACATTGTTTCGTCATGATGAATCCATGTAGTTGATTCTTCTGTTGTTATTTGATATGCTGTGTTGTATTCTTTAGGCCAAAATGTAATCTTTGATCTCATTAACCCTTCAAAGAATTCTTTTAGATATGCGTGTTGTTTATCATTTTCAGGGCCTGTCCTGTAACCTGGGTAGTTGCCTTCTGTAATATATTCTTGTTCTAATGCGTATTCTCGTACTTGATCTACGTTATCGTAAAAGTTATCAAATACTATTAAGTTTTTATCCATGCTGTATTCCTTACAAGTTGTTCGCCCATTTCTCCCCACATTCTACCTGCCCTAGGACCGCCATTTGCTTTGCCGTCGCTTTCGCCGGGTATTTTAATCCATAAAAACGCATCGCATTTTTCAAGTCCTGTGTCACATGTAGGTGGGTTGCCTAATGCTCTACCAGGTGGATTACACCATTCGTTGCCATGTGGACCATTACCGTTGCGGCTAGTGTCCACAACATAATAATCCTGTGATCTAAGTTCGCATATTTTATTTGCCCACTTACATGATTCTATTGTTGTTCTATAATTACTTACATTAACTGAGAAGCCTCTTACCTTAGGATTGGTAACCTTATTAAGGTATTGTGCTACTTCTTCTGGACTTAGCCAATTGCTATGCCCTACATCAATATATACAACTGCGTTTGTTTCAGTTAATATAGTTAATGCGTTTTTAATTAATTGTATTCTATCTTCTGCTTCTCTATCGCTAAGATGTGTTAAATGAGGTATTGCGTCTGGTTCAAATATAACAATTGGTGCGTGATTGTCTAACCCTAACGCAAAGTCTTGTACAAATTGTAAGTATTCTTCTTGAGTTTTAGCACCACCTTTACTGTATTGTCCTATGTCTCTGTTAGGCATATTATACACAACCATTACTGGCAATTTGTCGCCGCTTCTTTTAAACAGTCTGTGTAAACTTTTGTGTAAATTTTTTATAGGTTTAGCACTACGATTGCCGTACCAAAGACTAAGTGGATATTTAAATATTTCTTTTGTTAATGGATATTGTTCTTGATAGTCTTTTACACGATTCCAATCAAAGACCCAGAATGGATACTTCATACACGTCTAACACTTCTTTTCATGTTAGCATATTTTTTTACAAGTTTGTCTCTTTTTTTAATGGCTCTTTGTAGTTTAAAGTCGCTTATATAAGATAAATTAAGTACACCATGTAAATGATCTGTTTCATGCTGAAAGCATCTAGCATCCATTCCTTGTAGTTCTAGTAATTGTTCTTCACCTTTTCTATCTTGAAATTTAACTTGAATACCTTCTGGTCGTGTAACATGAAAGAATAAACCTGGAAATGTTAAGCACCCTTCTTCGAGACTTGTTGTTTCTTCTGACTGAAACATTATTTCAGGATTGTAAACAGCGGTATTGCCTAATGTACTGTGAGACATTACAAACATTTTAACAGTATTACCTAGTTGCGGTGCGGCTAAACCTAACCCCATTCTGTCTCTCATCAATTGAAACATTTCTTGCTCAACTGTTTGCCAAACAATGTCAGTTTCTAATGGATCAATATCTGCTGGGTTATGTAGTGCTGGATGTTTTGGTTCAACTAATGTGTTGTTCCATAGTGTTGCGTATTCCATTATCCCTTCCAAGTCAGTGTGTTATTAGACAATGTAATACTGGGCACATTCTCGTACTCATCACCGTAATCACTCCAATACCATGGATCTAAATAATATATGTATGCTGGGCCTTCTGTGGTATCAAACAACTCTCTATGGTAAAAGTTTTTATCTTTATCGTTTTGATGGCCTTCAATACCATCGCATAACTTTAAAAAGTCTGCCCCGCCTTCCCACACTTCGCCTAGTATATCATGATCGCCATTTATAACTGCGCCTGGAAATGCGCCTAACTCGACTAAGTTAAATTTGCTTCCAGTAGTTTTAGCAATGCCTAATTTTGTCTTTTCAACATGATCAAATTGGGGACTATCTAATCCTCGCATAGAATTGCCTGATTTCAGTGTGCCGTATACAAATATCTTTATTAGTTCTTCCATAGTGTCCTTATTATACTACTATTTATAGTATATGTCAACTATTATTATCTATAAACCAGAGCCTAATCCTACTGATTCTTCGCGTATTTGCTTCCAATCCTCGAACGGATCGATATCTCCTGCTTTAACTTTACTAAAGTATTCGCTTGTTTCTGTTTGTCCAATCCTGTCACAATACCATGCTATTTTATGAATAATAGCATCTCTTGTTTTAATCATATTTTCATGCATTAAATCATTAGGATCTTGCGGATTACCTTCTGAATACTCTCTACTTCTAAAGATGTCATCGTCATTGTTACCAGTGAGATCAAATCTATCATGCATGACATCAACTGGAATGTCTTTAATAATTCCTAGTGGTTTAGCAATTAAGTTTAGCCACGCATCATTCTGAGCGTTCAAACTAAAGTTACCTATTAGTCTACACCAGTCTGTTGGAATCACAGGAAATAGTGCGTATGGGTGTGTATGGTTTGTTTGATTAAATTTTAGTAAAGCAAAGTCATTATCAAATTTGCCAATTTCTAAATCCCAATCTTTAGTTTCCATAATAGCATCGTCATTCCATAACATTAACCATTCGCCGTTTGCTTGGCTCCATAATTGATTCATGTATTGATGAAGATTTTTATAACCTAATCTGTCAAAAAGGATTGCTTGTACATCTACATTATATTCGTCTTGTAGTTTATTTTGGAATTCGTCAGTTTGTACATAGTCCAGGGTGGCTGTGTCGTCATTGTCAATGCCTAACATAATTTCAATATTTTCTGAATCGCTGACATTAGTCATTAAACTGTCAATGCTTTTTTCAAGCATTTCTGGTCGTTCTCTAGTTGCTAATAGTATACTTATTTTTTTCATTTCTTTTTACTTAGTTGAATTTTATTTTGTTGTGCTTGTGGTTGTGCTTTTACTTTATCTGAGCGGCCTACTACAAACGGTCTTTGATCCGGAGACTGATAATTGCTCGATGTTGATTCGCCTGTTAGCATTTTCCTAACATTGCCTCTAAATGTATAATGTCCTACATGATTTAGAGCCACTCTAGGATCTAACCAAATATCACCACCTATTTGTTGCCAACGCCTACAGAATGTGTAGTCCTCTGACAAGTAACGTCTGCTTTCTGGATCAATGATACAGTCAAATAACGCATACATAAATGGTTCAAACTTATTATCAATGTTTAAATCATTTGCGTATTTTGTTTCAGGAAATTTATCAAACATTTCTTGTATAACATTTTTCTTAATCATCATAAAGCCTGTACCGGCATCTAATAGTTTAATTAAGTTATCCTGTATTTGTACATTAGGTAGTTTATTGCCGTCTTCGCCTGTAGGATAATCAAAGTTTGTAACATAGTTTGAACTATGGCCTTCGATTGTTTCTGATGTTTCGTTTAAGTTAGGTGACCTTGCCGCATTAAGTATACTGTCCCAATTAAGTGCTTTTTTAGGATAGGCACCTGTAATTACTGGCTTGTCATATGCTAACATTCTTAGCACATCCTCTGGCTGGTATTCAATATCAGCATCTATAAAAAATAAATGTGTTGCTTTTTCGTTTTCCATAAAGAAACTAACAAGTGTGTTTCTGCCTCTTGTAATAAGACTTTCATTTGCTAATGTGCTTAGTGTGAACTCGACATTAAATCTGTTCATTAATAGAATCAGTCTTACTAAACTTCTCATGTAAGGTTCTGATACTTGGCCGCCATAACAAGGTGTGGCAATAAATAAATGCTTGCCTTCAAATGCTTCAACGGGTATCTCAACTTTTCTTTCTAACAGACTAAATAGTATTTCTTCTGCTTGTACTTGCTCAGGAGTGAGGTTTGCTTGTTCTAATACTGCTGACGGTTCTAGATTATTTGTTTCAGCAGATTCTTTGGGGCCTGAGTATTTTTTGTTTCTTGGTTTTTTATTCCGTGCCATTTGTGTTCCTGTTATAGTGTGTCTGTTTATTTATTAAAATGGAGCTCTGAGTCAGATTCGAACTGACGACCTATGGTTTACAAAACCATTGCTCTACCAACTGAGCTATCAGAGCCTCTGATTACTAGATATTATTTACTTGATGGTTGAGTGATTACTCGGGTCTTTTGGATACAAACTTATTGAGTTTTTCTGCTTCTTCAATAACTTCTTCTGCCGTTGGCATGTACTCTGATTTTGAGGCTTTTGCTTGAAGGATTAGCCTTGCTTCCTGGATTAATTCTAACCGAATTTCGTATGGTGTTTTACTGCTCATATTTTTATTTGCTATATGTTTTATACACGATCATTCAGTGTATTCGTTACATGTATTTACCTTATCTGTCTGATAAATCTGGTTTATACTTTTGCTTACGAGGTAGAGTTTTTGTGCGGTCGCGTTGAACTTTATGACCATAAGGAGTATCACGTGTGAACAACTCTTTCGCATAGCGAACTTTTGGTTGTTGAATTGATCTGGGTTTTTGCCTTTTCATAATAGTATTTATTATACATTAATAATTAAACTTGTCAAGAGTAATAAACTAGTTATACTGCCTAAGAAGAATAATGCTACTAAAAAAGCAAACCATATTATTGATATTGGAGTTATTTCAATTTTGTAATCGACTTTTTTACCAACGCCTAGTACGGCCTTTAATGCGCCTTTAATCAAAATATATACGAGTTAACTAACATAACTGCTAACATCATACCAAATACCACAATCTGTATGACTGCTGGAATAACTACAAACATCTGCATTACATCAAAGTCACCTTTCATAAAAAAGTCATCTTCGAACCATTGTTTCTGTTCTTCTGGTGTTGCGTCTCTAACGTCCATTTGTGGGCTCCAGGTAATAATGAGGGTTACTAACATCTCGTAAGCCACGCATAATACCTGATATATTATCAGTTTGTGCGGCAAATAGTAGTACCATATAGCATAATGTATATCTTTTCATTACGGTGCGACACCCATAATGCTAACTATAAAAATTGCTGTAAGTAATGTTATTTCGATCTGTGATTTGAGTTTTTGTACTCTTGGGTCGTCCATTGTAGTCTGCTGTTATGCCCAAAAGTAGGATATCGCAACATACAACCTAGTATGTTATACTATAAAAATCTTAAATGTGGGCAAAAAATAATATAAAAGTAAGTTATATTCTCTTATACAGTCTATTTATATCAAAATTAATTTATGGTGGTGTTTTACGATGTTTTGAGAATAGCAATATCTTTTGGATTATTACAATGCTCATGTGGACAGACAACACCGTCTGGTGTTGGTAGTTCAAAGCCGCCGTGAAATATATTACCGTATGTTTTAGCACCACACCAACTGCTAACAATATTGCCACGCATATCTATGTTAAAGCCGCGTTCGCCTATATGGCAAGTCATTCCCTTAAACTTGTTCATGCCTTGATTCATTATTTGATCAGGCTCCATATACTGTATACTATTATCACTTGATTGTATTGTAAACAAAAATTCTCCTTGATCAATTTCTGCTGGCTCGTACACTACTGGTGAAATTGGTTCATGTGGAGTAGGATCTATTTCCCATGCTGGTAAATTTATTATTCTCCAATCGTTACCGTTATAATCATAAAAAGGTTCCTGCTTACTACCTGGGCCAAGTAACTTTTTGTACATAGTTTTTATATCAATATTGACACCGTAGTAGTCTTGTACCTTATTATTTCTATAAACTTCTCTTAATCTTTTTTGTAATAATTCTATATCAGGCAAACTATCCTTTACGCCTGCCAAATGATAACTAGCAGGTACTGTGTCGCTTATTTCCTCTGCCATATCTATTAAATCATCTTCGTGCATACTGTTTATATGAAAACTTATAATTAAATCATCGATATAATGTTTTGCTTTACTCCACCAATTACGAGTTCTACTACCATTAGTAAACACAATACTTCTTCCATTATGCTCTTTTATTTTTTGTAGTATTTCTAAAAAGCCTGGCATAACTGTAACCTCTCCACCTATAAGTTCAAAGTTAACTGTTTTGTTTATTGTAGCATAATGTGTACAAATTGTATCTATAACTGACAAGTATATGTCTGTTTGTTGCCATGGATTACTGCCGTTGTGTAATTGTGTAGGGCAATATTCACATTCAAAGTTACATGAGTTGCCCATGCTCCATTGTATTGTAATATCATTAGGTACGTGGTTACTACGCGGACCGTGTACTTTAACTATCGACATTTAGATTCTTTTGTACATAGATGTTTGGCCCAAACTCCATGCCTTCATCAAAATATTCACCAACTGTTTTAAATCCAAACTTACTATAGGCTGGCAAGGCACTCTTGCGAGGTATACTCCATATCATATCGCAGTCTTCTAATTTTGCTTGATGTTCGGTCATAGTAAAAAGCATTTGCGATATTCCGTGTTTTCTATATTGTGGGTCAACCCATATACCTCTACTACGATATTGTGTATCCGTTGTTCTGTGGCCACTGTTAACACCTACTAATTTATCATCCATGTATACTCCCCAAAAAATTGGGCGGTATTCAAATATGTTCATATCGTATTGTTCTGGCGTACCTTCAAAAGGCCAAGTCATCGCACTATGTGGTTCTATATCACTTACTCGTTCTGGCCATAGTTCTACTTTCCACACATCGCAAATTTGCTCAAAAGATATCTTAGTTGTTTTCACAATAGTATTTATTTTTAATAGCCAAAAAAATAGGCTGTTCCCAGCCTACTTTTTATTAATGTACTATTTACTTTAACTGGAAGTTACCACCACCAAACGCGGCTTGCATACCTTTAACATATTGTACTTCTTCTGTATCGCTACCATCTACAACATAGTATACTTCATAAATAGCCTCTCTTAGATCATCTGTTATTTCGCTACCTGTATAAAAACTATAAGCAAAATGTCTATTAAATTCTGTATTATCGTTTTTAGTTGCTGTTAATATAAAGTTATATGTTTTATCTTCTGTTAAAGCCGCTGTTACAGTTGTATTGGCTGTTAATGCCCAACCGTCTGACGCATTACCTGTAATTTCTAGTGCTGGCGGTAATGCGGCAAAGTCTGAACTGGTTATACCTGTTACTGTATTTGCTACATCTAAACTTAAACTTAAACTACCTGCGGCACTTGTTAAGCCTTCACCTAATGTACCTGCGTTTGTATTCCACACAGTTGCGTAATACTCGTTTTCTAAATAAACAATGTTATTTGGAGTTGTGCTATATAGACCTGGGTCTTGGAATAGCATACCTGTCAGTGACTGTGATATTACAAAATCTCTAATATTTTCTGGATGGTATCCTGGATTTCGTTGTACTGCTATTGCGGCTACGGCACCTACTATTGCTGTTGATGCACTAGTACCTGATGCTGGCATAAATGTGTCTGCTTCTGCTACTGAGTCATATCCGCCGCCTACGTTTCTATTTACTATTGATGCTACATTAACTGCTACACCTGGAGCAAATACGTCAACTTCTTCGCCGCCATTTGTTTGTAAGCCTGTACCTTGTTCAACAACTGTTCCAGCATCGTTTGAGAAAGTTGGAACGTTATCTGAGGCATCACTTGCCCCTACTGTTAAAATGTTGTTAAGACCTGCTGGGGAGTAGTTATCTACGTCACCACCGGCATTACCTGCCGCGGCAACAACTACAAAACGTCTGGCCCACATATATGTTGCTAGTCTATCTAGTGCTTCTGATTTAGGAAATGTGAATGCCATAACTGCTACGGCTGTTCTGTTTGCGCCACCTGTATCTCTTCTAGAAGCAAGATCTCTATGTACAAACATTGAGTTAACACCTTCTGCTACTGATGAAATGTCAGCAGATCCAGTTGCGTCAGAAATTTTAACAACACCTAAATGTGCGTCTTTGGCAACACCTAATGTTTCGCCTACAACTAAACTTGCCATTGCTGTTCCGTGTCCGTGATCGTCCTGTACAACGAATGTAGAAGCATCGCCGCCTCCAGAAATAAAGTCGTTGTAACTACCATTTGTTGGGTTGTGTACTTTTTGTATTGTAGCATTAGCAAATTCTGAATGCTGATCATCTACACCACTATCTATGACATATACAGTAACATCGTTACCGGTGTACACTGGGTCAAAAGTATCTCTAAGAGGAAGATTCCTAGTAACTAGACGTTGTTTGTGCCACTCGGTTGTTGATTCGCTAATAGCAAGTGTGGATACATTTGATCCTGTTCCGACTAATTCTGTTGCCATTACATTTGCTATGCCTGTAATATCGCCGATACTTGCTTCGTCTATTGTTAATTCGTAAAACCCGCCATCAATGTTAGCGAATTCGTTAACAATAGTTGCGCCTGCTGTAACTAATTCTTGTTTTTGTGATGCTGGGTCAAAGTCAGTGAACCCTGCGTCTATACGATGATTTTTCATCGATATAAAGTAATTTTTATCTGCCATATTAATCTTCCTTCAATATATAATTTACAATCCGGCTTGCTTCATGTTCATCAATGGCAACCGATCGCGACATTGTTTCTCTAAAATACTTATCAAACTCTTGGAGTAACATGTCTTTACCTAAGTATTTATCTGAATAGAACTTTTTGATACCCTCAAAGCCAGTATATTTAGTTCTGGGTAAAGCAAACATGTTATTCGGTGTGTAAATATGATTTATTTTAAAGTTGTATTTATCTTTCTTAAATGATCTAAAGTTTTTAGGGTTATCTACTTGTCCAAAACCATGAAACATGTATCCGTCCCTGTACTGCCACACGTTATAGTCTAGTAATTCTTTGAATGTGACATCCGTTTTATTGATCATATTATTAGTTTGTGTTAATGCCATGTCAGTAGTACAGTTATAAAAATCTGATATAGAATTATCATTGCGTTCTGCTAGTGCTTTATCAAACACCCACAATGATGTAGGTTTGGTCATGTAGTCTATGTCATTAAACACATCATTTTTGTATGTAAAGTTGTCCAATACATTTTCTAAATCTGTTGAATCTTTTCTTGCGTTGTACAGCAAGTTTGTAAATATTTTGTGATGGCCTGAGTAAATTATATTGCCTTCCACCTTTTCAAATGCGTGTAGTATTGGCGGAAACTGTGGACTAGTACAGTTATACTTTCTACAATACTTCATTATTTCGCCTGTATTAAAAAAGTTAATAATGTCAATGTCAATAACAGTAGGTGTTAGGTTATGGTGCTTACAAAAATCAAATGCGTATTTTGTATCGTAATCGTTAAGCACTTTGTCCATATGACAGTATGTTACTATTATAGGCGTAAATCTTATTCCTAATTGTAATAACAAACTAGCAACATTTTCGCTGTCAACACCACCACTAAGAAACACATTATAATTATTTTCTTGTAAGTAGTCGCGTAAATGTATATCTACATACTCTGCTATTGTGTTTTCTATTTTTGGATTTTTTGGAATTACAGTTGTTGTATACGGAAGTATTATACTGTTTAGATTTTTTTCAGCAAGTCGATGTTCTGTACCAATGCCACCACCTAAAGTTTTTGCTCTAAAGTCGTAAAGGTTATTACTATCAAAATGTGTTTTTTGTTTTATAGGTACTAAATGTAATTTAGTATCATTTGAAATGCCTAATACGGCGTCATTTATCATCCAATATTAACACTATCAGACCCGCCAGTAATAGGGTGGCCACATGTTGCTGTGTCACCTGCTCTTGCGGCAAATTTGCCTTCAATCCTCACTTTACTAGATACTTTTTTACTTATGGTAACTTTGGCATGTGGTGAGTCGCCATGTGCTTGTACAGGATCGCCTTCACGGGCGGCTGGTAGTCCATCAATATTAACCTTTGATGCTCCATCCTGTATTAGTCCACCTGCTTTATCGGTAGTGTTTGCTCTTGCGGCTTTTGACATATTAGTATTTATGCTTTTGCTAAGGTGATTCCTGTGGTACCTTCGATATACTGATCAGCAAGATCTTTTAATGTATCCATAGTACAAAATATTTGGTTAACGTCAATAGTGATTTGCTTTGAAGCGTCAGCACTAAACAACCACGGCATTAATCCAAGACCCTGTGGAGTAATGCTTACTGCCATTGGCTTTTCGAATGTGATTCCGTTATCGTCTTGACTGACAAAACGTGTAATGATTTCTGTATCACTGGTTAATTTGATTGTGACAATGTCACCTTTGGTGTGCGGTTTTGTTATTAGCATGTGTTTCCTCTGTGTGTGAATATTTATATTAAAGTGTGAAGCCGGTGAATGTATCTTGAGTAACGTCTTGTTTTGTGCCGCCAATAACGTAACTACTAATTTCTGTTTCTTGTGGTGCTACTTGTACATCGCCACCTGTGATCCATTGTTGTGTCCACGGTAACGGGTTAGTGCCTGTGTTAAATATTTTTTCTTGCCTAACAGCATTCATTCGTTTGCCAGCAATAAACTCTACATACTGTTTTAGTAGTTCTGCGTTAAGTCCAATAATGCTACCATCTTTAAACAAGTAGTCAGCCCATTGCTTTTCTTGTTCAACAGCGTCTAAAAACATTTGTGTACATTCGGCATAAGTTTCTTTTTCAATTTTTTCAAAGTCTTTGTCTTCACGTGGAAGTAATTTTAACATCTGCTGAGTACTTGCTAAGTGAACATTTTCGTCTCTAGCAATCAGTTTAATAATTTTAGCATTGCCTTCCATCTTTTTAAGTTCAGCAAACGCCCAACTACAGGCAAATGACACATAAAAACGTACACCTTCAAGTATGTTTACACTCATTAAGCACAACCAAATACGCTTCTTGTGTTCATATTCGTTATACTTGCTACTGTTAGTTGCTTTTAGTAAATTATATTCAATAAGTCTATCGTAGTTTTGTGTAATACTATCTGAACAGTCTGTAATTTCCGGAACGTCCATCATATCGTCAAACACTTTACTTGGATTAGGGTACACATTACGAATAATATGCGTGTAACTCTTACTGTGAATTGTTTCACTGAATGCCCAAGTCTCGATCCATGTTTCTAATTCAGGCAGACTTACTATAGGCAAGAAAGCAAGATTAGGTGAGCGACCTTGTACACTATCAAGTAGTATCTGTCGCTTCAAGTTACTGGTAAAGATATGCTGTTCGAAGTCAGTGAGATCTCTAAAGTCTTTTGTATCTTTGGTGATATCTACTTCTTCTGGTCTCCAAAAGAAACCTAATTGCTTTTCTGTGAGTTTATCGAACTGTCTATATTTAAGAATATCAAATCGTTGAATTCCCATGTCGTTTGATAAAAACATGTTACTCTTGCTTGTATATTTTGCTTTTGTGTTAAGTACACCCATTATATTTTACAACTCTCGCAGTCTTCGTCATCAATTTCGCCCATTGGCAAATCTTCTAACTTATCATCTTTGTTTATATCAATCTCGCCTTGACCATCGTATGTGTTGTTATAGTATAACTGTTTGCCGCCATACTTATAAAACATCAAAATGTCTTGAATCAGTACGCTCATTGGTACCTTTTCGTCTTCGTAGTGTTCTGGATTATACGATGTATTTACCGAAATACCTTGGTCTATATACTTTTGTAATACAGCCATGATCTTTAGATACCCCTGTGGCGATTTTTGATCCCATAATAAATCATATTTGTTTTTGTAATATGGAAATCCTGGTACTACTTGTTTTAGGATACCGTGTTTACTTTGTTTAATGCTAATATATCCACGCGGTGGTTCAATACCGTTTGTGCTATTACTAATTTGTGCGGATGTCTCAGCAGGCATAAGTGCCATTAATGTACTATTTCTAATACCGTGTTCTATTAAGTTCTTTCTTAGTTCTTTCCAATTTTGTCTTTCTTTGTGTTTAACTAATTCGTCTAACTCTTTTTTGTATGTTTGATTAGGTGTAATGCCCAATCCATACTTTGTTTCAGGTGTGCCCGGACAAGCACCTTTCTCCATTGCTAGTTTGTTACTAGCCTTAATTAAACTGTAACTCCATGCTTCTGCCCACTCGTCAATTAATTCTAAATTAGGCTCTTGATAAGTCATGTTATGCTTGGCCATCCAGTACGCAAAATTAATAATACCAATACCTAGTGGACGTCTTTTCATTGTGCTAAGTTCAGCGGCTAATACTGGATACTCTTGGTAGTCTAGTAATTCGTCTAATCCCCTAACTGCTAACTTACATACTTTAGACATTTCGTCAAAGTCTTTTATCACACCCCAATTCACAGCACTCAGTGTGCACAAACTAATCTCGCCTTCTGGATCGTTAATATGTGTTAACGGCTTTGTAGGTAAGTTAATTTCGCAACACAAATTACTTTGTCTAATAGGTGCTACATCTTCAATAAATGATCCGTGTGTATTAGCATGGTCAACATTCATTAAGTATATTCTACCAGTGTCTTTTCTTTCTGTTACATACGCACTGAATAAGTCTATTGCCTTAATAGTTTTCTTTCTGATACTTGTTTTACGTTCTGCCGCTTCGTACAATTCTTTAAACTTATCTTGATCAGTAAAGAAAGCATCGTATAGACCTGGTACATCTTTGGGACTAAACAATGTGATGTTTCCACCACTAATAAGTCTTTCGTACATAAGTTTGTTAAACTGTACACCATAGTCCATGTGTCTAACGCGGTTGTCTTCTGTGCCTTTGTTATTTTTAAGTACAAGTAAATCTTCTACTTCTAAATGCCATAACGGATAGTATAGTGTTGCCGCTCCACCTCTTACTCCACCCTGTGAGCATGACTTAACTGCTGATTGGAATAGTTTATAGAAGGGAATAACTCCTGTGTGAGTTGCGTCTCCGCTCCTAATAGGCGAGCCAATTGCTCTAATGTTTCCAGCACCTATACCTATGCCTGCCTTTTGACTTACATACTTAACTACAGCACTAGATGTTGCGTTAATGCTATCTAAACTGTCGTCAGTTTCAATTAGAACGCATGAACTAAATTGTCTTTGCGGTGTTCTAACTCCTGCCATAACTGGTGTAGGCAAGGAAATTTTAAATGTGCTGATAGCATCATAATATGCTTTGACATACGCCATTCTTTTCTTAGCAGGGTACTTACTAAACAATGTAGCCGCAATCATCATGTATGATACTTGTGGTGTTTCGTAAATTTTGCCAGTTGCTCTATTTTGTACTAGGTACTTGCCACGGAATTGTTCCATAGCCGCATAAGTTAAATCTTCGTCGCGATCATGATTAATAAATGTTTGTAATTGATTTATCTCGTCCTTGGTATACAATTTAGTAAACTCACGGTCATAGAAGCCAGCCTTGATATTTTCATCAATAATATCGCATAAGCAAGGAGGTGTAAAACTGTCGTATACCATTTTACGCAAATGATAATTGATTAGCCTACCTGCTACATATTGATAGTTTGGCGTTTCTTCAGATATTAAATCTGCTGTACTCTTAATTATAGTTTCTTGAATTTCTACTGACGGGATTCCATCATAAAATTGTATTTGACTGTTAATTTCAACTTGCGACGCACTGACACCTGTGAGGCCGTCAACCGCATACATTACTACTTTGTGTAGTTTGTCTATGTTTAAGTCTTCTTTGTGTCCATTGCGTTTTGTTACTTTCATCGTTTGATTTTGTCTAGTTTGTTATGTTTAATTTTTTCTAATACTCGTATGTAATTATCTAATTCTTGTCTTTTTACAGTTTGATTCGGTAAAATGTTATAGTAACATACTCCATCTGAAAAAGCAAGTCCTACCTGGCCAAATTCGTGATTATCTGCAACAAACCACGAGACAGTACTAGTGTCTAATAACCCCATATGAGCAAGTGTGTCGTGTAGTAATAATGCCTTGCCGCTATGGCAAAACATTGATTCGCTTATAATTTCCCAACTTGTTGGCCAGTCACCCGGCGAATAGAAGTCAAAGGCTCGTTCAGTAGTTTTAATACTACCTACATAACTAATAACTTTGTTTATTTCTAAATCTTGTTTTTTGAAATTACGCCAAACTGTTAATCGCTGTTGCGAGTTGACTATGGTGTCAAGCAATTATCCCAACCATTTTCTTACTAGGTATTTTACTGTTGCCGCTCTATTGCCGCCTGATGCTAGTGTATTGGTTGCTTTAACTTCGATTGTACCTGAGTTCATACTTGCTGTGAAGTCTACTGTGCCTGTAAAGTTATTATCAATGACAACACCGCTGTCGACTAACGCCGCATCAGCCATTCCTGTGTCACCTGTAACTTGTAATGTGCCTGTTCTACTGTAGCCGTCACTGGCACTTGCGCCTACGGCCTTAACTGAATATTCGATTATGGCTGAATCGTAAACTGTTGATTCAAAGGTGTCTACTACTTTATTTGATTCACCAGCAGTAAGTGATACAGTCTGTGCTGTATAGCCTGAGTCTGCTGATCCACTTAGTAGTAAGTCATAGTCATCATGTGTTAAAAGTCTTTGGTTAGATTTTACATTGGTTAAACCGGTAACATCAGCGTCAGCATTAGCAAAGTATAATCTGTTTGCTATGTAAGAAAAGTTCTCTGCTTCCTTATTACCTGTAAATGTTACAGACAATGCGTCGGATGATGCTGTAACATTTGCGTAAGTTTCTATGTTAGTAGCACCGGAATTATACTTTGTTCCTTTAACCTGTGCTGACGTAAACATATTAAAACTTGTACTGGCTACTGCGTTACTTACCCACGCCTCAAGTTTGCCTTTGATAGAATCAATTGCTTTTGTGCGACTGCCTGTAGCAATACTTAAATCGCTGTCTATAACTGTAATATTAAATTCTGAACCATCTGTTGAATATAAGTTCCACTTGGTGGCTGATTCGCTTTTTGCCTTTAGCCATGTATTACTTGACGCATTATTAATTGCTGTTATAACACTTGTTAGTGTTGTATGACTGGATAATGGTATATTCAAGTCACTGCCGGCAGTTCTTGTTACTGTAATTTGCCCTGTTAGTGTTAGACTTGAAGGTGATGTAACTGTACTACTGTATGCTACAACTTCTAAATGCTTATCTTCTAATCCAATAAATGCTGTACCAGTAACGTGATCTGCTAAAATATATGCGTTACTTAATTTTCTTGTGTCAGGTATGTTTGTACCTGTAAAATATTGCTGATAAAAACCCTGAACATTAGTACTACCTATAGTATTGTCACTTGATGAGTCAACAATAGCAGAAATAATATCAACATTATTATAATATGAAACAGTAAAATCATCACTGCCTGTTGGTTGTGTACCAAATGTTATTGTATGATCTGCTGTTTTAGAGTTTGTCTCTGATGAAATTATATACTCACTTGATAACAGGTTTGCTGTTGTTCTTGTTGCGTTAGTAGTTAATAATGTACCGTTCTTAGTTACTGTTAAATCAGTACTTTGAAAAAATGCGTTATCAAATACATTAACAATACCTGTACTTCCTACGTTAGTCCCAAATACTGTTTTACCGTGTGTTTGGTTACTGGCACTACTTGGTGTGTAAATGCTACTGTTAGAAGTTCCGTCAAATGTACCTGGGGATAACCGTTTGCTAGGTAGTATAATTCTAATAACATTGTTATTTAGATACCCATTAGCATAACTATAACCGCCTACAACGTTATTAATATTAATAGCATTGGCATTTTGCTTAGTAATTCCTATACTAGGATCTAACCCAATAAAGATTTCCTTGCTGTCTGATGCTAATCCAATTTCGCCAGGGCGAAGTGGTTGAGGCAAATCTACGCGATTTCCTCTGCGTTGTTGCATTCTTGATATAATTATTTTGTTTTGGTCTGCCAAGTTTACTCTCCGATATAGAAGTATTTATCTCTTTTGTAATTTACTTGTTAAGAAAGTTTTTCCAGCACATTTAGGTACCACAGTCTATGTCTACCATATAAGATACTATCAGTGTGTCGCTCTAATGATGTTGGGAAGTCTCCACCAATTCTGTCGTACGCAACATATCTAGTTGGTTGATTACTAAATTCTTCTCTACCTGCTGTGTATTCTAGTAGATTTGTTTTAGTATCTATATGCTTATGACCTCTTATATACTTGCCCCATGTTTTTATGCGTGAGTTATTAATAGTCAAGTAGTCATCTAGCACGTCATTATCTATACTGTAATTATTTTTTACATAATCAACAACAATATCTTGTATTTTTTCTATACTTTGATGATAATGAGTAAGCATACCTAAATGATGAGGCAACTGCCAACTATATACTTTTAACTCATCGCCAACTGTGACGTCATAAAATCCTGTCTTATGCCATTTTTTTAATTCTGTTTTTAGATCTTCGTTCCACATACTGTACTCTTCGTCAGCAAATATTCTATCAAACAACTCGTCATAGAACACATGATATTTCACGTTGTGTTTCTTATATAGATAGATTGCTATAAGGTCTGTTATACCGTAACTGTGAAGACCTATTAGTTTCCATGTGTAAGCAAAACTGTCAATTAGTTGATCCTGTGACATGGTGTTAGTGCTTTTTAATACTTCAACGCCCTCTGCTGTATTCTTTTGAATGTCTTCAAAGTCTGTGGTATCATTAAACATGTCGTATGCTGTAAATGTTTTAATACCGTATTTTTCAATATCAGCACTAATAGGCGCATTTTCAATCATGTTTAAAAAGTAAATGTCTAAGCCATTATGTAAATCATATTCTAAGATATCGCTTAATGTAGTCTTCCATGTTTCATAAGATTCGCCCGGCAAGCCAAGTATGAGTTCTGTGCTTACTGGTATTTCTTCTTTCCTAGCATGTTCTGTAATTTCGCGAACATTGTTAATAGCCATGTTCTTGCGTTCAATGTTTTCTAATACTTGCTGATTTGTTGTTTGTAGGCTAAGTGTAAAACTTGTTGACACCCCACCTTCCTTAAACTTTTTAATCATACCAAACACTTGGGCGTTGCCATTCTTTGCCCAACTAGTTGTTATTTTTTGTGGGAAGCCAGTCAGTTGATTTTGTTCAATCATTTTGTCAACAATTAAGCCATCGCGGTCTTTGAAAATGCCAAAGTTAGCAGATGTCATTGTTATAAAATCCATGCCATGTTTACTAAACCATTCTATCTCAGCAAACACTCTGTCTAATTCAAACTTGTATACTTTACTGTTTGTTAGTCCACCCCAGTCACAAAATGTACACTTATAAGGACACCCTCTATCTGTTTCTAGTGTTGGATTCCACAATACTTCAGGATGTTCTACCATTAAACTATCAAACACACCATCTAGATATGGACTAGGCAGTTTCATATCTTTGATACGCTCTGCTCTTACAATTTTATCTACTTTTTTATTTTCTAAATAATCAAGTAATATTTTCTCTACTACATGCTCGCCTTCGCCTACGCACATACTATCTACATACGGGTGATCATTAAAAAAGTTTGGGTCGGTATGTGGTAGTTGTGGACCACCAAATAGGATAATAGCCTCGGGGTTATATTCTTTTACTTCCTTTGCTAACTGTAAACAATACTTGTAGTTCCATACATACACACTAAAAAATATTAGTTTGCTATCTTTTACTCTTTGAAAATTGTCATCATACGGATGGCGCCTGTAAACAAAATATTCTACATTAAAATTGTCTGCTACTTTTTTATTTTGTCTTGCGTAGGCCCAAAGGATACCCGAAGTATAGGGTAGATAAAATGCGTTAAGGTGTGTAGGACCAGTTTGAAAGTTTGGCTGTACAAAACTGATCGGCGTGGTTGACATAGTTATTATCCATTATGTTTAGCATAGTAGTCGGCAAGCCTTTCTGCCCACTTCTTAGAATACTTATCAAATTCATCGGCATTTATTGAAAACTCTTTAAATTTTGACTCTCTGTCGACCATAAGGATAACTATTTTTTTAATGTCTGTACCAAACATTTCATTGTGTGCTAGTGCGTAAGCACACCCTTGTAGGAAATAATCTTCAATCCACTCACGTTTTTTCATTTTTTTAGCAGTCTTGAAATCGATGATAGCATGTTCGCCTTCGTATACACCAATAGCATCAGATGTGCCAGCATATAGACCCTTGGCTATCAAGGCTACTTCAACGCCCCATAACTCGTCAATCTTAGATAATCCGTTGTTTATCATTTCTGATGTCATGCTTTCTGCTAATACACTAACATGATTGTTACCAAATGTGTTCCACTCTTCGCCAAGAATATGTTTCTCTAATGCGTTGTGAACCTTGGTTCCTAGGCCTGCGGCCTCTGTACTTATACGAGTTGCTTCGGCATTACCAACACGTTTACGCCAGGCAATCAATGCCGACTTGTCGCCTGTTGCTGATAAAATAGTAGTTACACTAGGTACAGGATGATTATCATCGCCTGTGTATTGACGTTGTCCTGACTTTGCTGTAACTCTTTTAAGGGTTGGATATTCGTGTACATTTTTGTTTAATAACATGTGTGTTTGTCTTTTATTAGTTAGTATTATTATTTATTGTATTTGTTCTACAAATTCTTTAACTATTGAATTTTCTAAATCTTTGCTGTAAAATCTGTTAGTGTTATGGAGGATAGCAGTTAACGTCTCTTTAGACATCAGTTCTTCTTCTAACTGTGGTATTGAGTCACATAATGTTTTAAAACGTGTGTGTGGCTGTTTAATTGCGTCGTAGGCACCGAATTGTGTGTATGATTCGAACCCGTAACCGTGTAGTACCTTCCATGAATCAGGCATAGCAAACAGCAATATAGGATGCCCATAAATCATTGGCTTCCATGTTTTTTCTGTAAACCATGTGAACCCATCTATGTTTGTTTGAAATAATGTTTCTGTTATTAAAGAGTATTTTGCCCTAGAATAAACATTATTTTTAGGATTTGGATCACCTGTGCTGTAGTATTCTTCTCTATATTCTGGTATTGTTAATGTCTGTGTGTAATTTTTTAATTCAGAAATATCACAAAACTCGCCTAGTTTATATCTTGATACGTCATTGTAAATATCGTCAATATACTTTAGAATTATATCTTGATTACTGTCGTTTATATCAGATGACATGTTAGTAGATATAAAATTATTGTCCAGTAGTTTACTATCTGTTAAAAATTTTATTAATGCTAATCTATATCCTCTAGGCCTTCCAGAGCACATGATAAAGTTTTTATCTTTTTTGTGATTAAAATTATCAATTATACACTGATCCGTGTATGCTCTTTTTATAGTTACTGATAATAACAGTAATAATATATTAGTAGAAATAATTTGTACATTATTAAATACTTTACTAAACATGTCATATGCTGTAGCAGTATTTAATTCAGCACTCGAAAGTATTCGCACATTATCTAAATCAATAACGGTGCCTAGTTCTTTAAAGAATGTTGATATTACCTGCGTCTGATTATTGTCCTCATCAAATATCCAACTATCCCATGTTTCGTCAATGATTATTTTACCGTTGTATTGCGACAGTAATGCTAAGTGTTCGTTAGTAAAGTATAACAACCACATGTAAGGAAGAATTATAGCGTCGCAATCTAAGTTATTAATATCACACCATGCTGGTGTAAAGTGACGTTGTGAAGTTGTTGTCCGACGAAGCCATAATTCTATTGTGGTTTGAGATATTACTGTGCCTTTCGCGTTACTACTGAATACATTATTTGCTGGTTGCTTTGTAGCATGTAATGGCAAGTTCCAATCAGAGTATAATGTATCTACATTTACTCCGTCGTATGGCCATTGTAAGAATCCAAGTTTCATCAGTTAATACTTTTGATAATTTCTTGTGCTATTTGATTATGTAAGTTGTCATTTAAATGATCAAAACGATCATTGTCCTCATGAAATGGCATATATTCCCATGGATTAATTCCAAACTTTATATTATTAAATTTAGAAAACTTTTCAATGTAATCATTTTTATTATACATTGGTAATATTATAGAATTACATGGCAAGGTCAGGCAAGTACTTACTACAGCATCGCAATATATTTGATGAGTGTGTTCATAATCTTTAAAAATCTCAGTATACACATACCCAGCAGTTTTTAATTCTTCAGCAGTCAGCCCACTTAATTCTATAAATCTTTGTGGTGGCTCTAACAGTTCGTACAGTTTGATATCATCGAACCCTTCGACTGTGTTGTATAGCCTGTCTGGATTTGTCATCTGTACAAGTACAGTATCTTCTGGCTTAAATAGATGCTTGTTGCTGTTTAAAGCATTTAAAATAAAACTATTACCCTGCCCTTCTCTAGCATAACCTTCAACATCTAAGTCTAAATGGTTTGCTACAATGCTGGCATAGTTTGAAGGGTCATGTGGATAGTCACCTGGTTCTAGATCAAAGAATTTATGTGTAGAAAAACTACAACCGAATTTATGAAGTTTATTTTTTACCACTTAATTTTCCACTGTAAAGTATTACCTGTACCTGAGTTAGTACTGATATTTACCGAATAACCTTTATCGGTAAAATACTTTTTGACAGTAGAAATTTGATCTGTTAATGTAGTATTGGATGTTATGTTGTTATATGCTTGATAATATGTAGTACCGCCAGTAATAGTAGTACCAGTTGAAACTGTAACGTCTAAGTTACCGGCATCTACTTGCGTTAATACATTGGCTTCGATTGCTCTAACTTCGTTAAGAACAATAACACTATCTCTGGTTTGTTTTCTTGCCTCTGTGGCATTTATAAAAATGTCTGCCATATTATAGTTCCGCCTTTATGCCTTTCATTGCTTCTTGATCAGCCATTGAACTGACCTTTGCTCCCATGTCCTCGATGCTATCTTGGTCCATGTCGTCGGGCATATTGCCCTTGAATTCAATCGTATCCGATGATACATTTTGAATTATTGGTAAGTCTTCTAGTATGTCTCTTAGTAACTGTGCTGATACCTCTGTGTGTCCGCGTTCTCTTATATCGTTAAGAAATTCATCAAAGTTCAACTTTTGAACATTTTGAAATTTCTTATTGAAAACTATATCGGCAATATCAGAAGTTAATTCGTCTATTTCACCTTCTGTAAGGATGAATTGAACGGCTCTCATTTATTACTCTTTTTCTAATCTACCTAATGGCTCTTCTAATGGTCCTGCTTCAGCATCTGCTCCATCAAAATTATCCATTGGTACATCATCTAGTGCTGGTTCGTCCATGGCACCCATTTCGTCACCGCCTGCCATTGGGTCATCTGCTACAGATCCTTCGCCAGTAATACCGCCTAGTATATTATCGATACCGTCTTTACATGCTTTGTTGGCATCAAGTGTACTTGCTAGTAACTCTTCCATACCAGTTTTAAAACTTTGTGCTTTATCTAAGCCAAATTCATGTGACATACTGTCAGCAATAGCAGGTATATCTTCGTTTACCATTCTACCAAGTCTTTCAATGTGATCCTGGATGTCGTTACTTAACGCTCTTGCCGCCATAACAACTTCTGCTTCTTCTACTGATGTACCAGCAATTTCTTCTGTTACCATTCCGTCGACAACATCGTCTAAGAATGAGTCAAATTCGTCTTTTGATTCTTTAAAATTCATTGGTTCTTTTCCTGCTTTTTTCATTGCTATATCGTATGCGTCATGATACTTATCGGCCATTTCAATTGAAACACTTTCTAATTCAGAAAAAAGTTCTCCAATTGTTCTGCTTTGCCAATCTTCTCTATTAAGTGCTTTGCCTAAATGTTTAGCAAACACTTCTTCTGGGTCACTACTGCTTGTATCTAATTCTGTAACTGTTGCCATTGCTGGTGATAATGATGCGTTTACTACTGATGCCACACCGCCTGACATTGATTCGTCTTGGTTGCCTGCTCGATCAATTGCGCCGCCAATTCCACTTGCTACACCACCGATTCCTTTTGCTACTCCACCAATCCCAGCGGCTACTCCACCAATCCCAGCGGCTATACCGGCACCTGCCAGTGCTAAAGGATTTTCAAACATTGGCATAATTTGTTCGCCAATTGCCGCCAATATCATATCCTTTGGATATCTTGCTGGCATAGAATCATATCTTTTACCACAACTTGCCATGATCGTATCATAGTCATCACCACTTTCAGCGAGTGAACAACTGTATTCATACAGTTCGTCCATTAATTTTCTATAAGTCTCACCTTCGTAATATAGACCTTCGTTAATCATAATACCTAATGCATCTCTAACCATGATATTCATACCATAGTTTGGATCTTGTTGAAATTTATTACTTTTATTTCGTAAATTTACAAGTCTCTTCTCTACATTTTGATATGCTTGTTCTAGTTTTTGCTTAGGTAAAACTTTTTTAACATTGATGTCAAAATTTTCAGTAAGATAGTTTTGCAACTTACCTAATCTTGATAAGTTATCTTCGTTTAAATGTTTTACTTCCATAGTAGTCCCTTCTAATAGTTATATTTATCAAAGAAGTATAATTATGCCGAGATTAACAAATGACAGTGATGTAGTAATTTATCTACAGCACTTGCAGACTTATGTTCTGCTTCAGTTAATTTTGCTTCATATATACCTAATCTATCAAAATTGCCTGGTGTTCCTGTTAGTTCTTCGTAAATTTTGACTTCTACCATTTTAGACACAGCATACCTTTCAATTGTAAGTACTTTTTCTATTGTAGAAGAATTAATATCTTCACCTGTGTTTAATGCTGATGCAATAATATTAGCAACAATTTGTAAATTAATATCTTCATATAGCATATTGCTATTTTTTAGATTAATTATGTCAAATGTATCGCCATTATCTATAACGTCGTATATATCC